TTTTTACCCCGCGTGTACCCGCAAGATTCTTATAGGGAGGGGGTATGTATTTGCAATTAGACATAATCAATGTTGTGCGAACGGTGTTGACTATCAACGATTTACAAAACAGATTTCCAGAGTTCCGCTAAAAGCTTCTATTTTTTTCGCAAATCAACAGGTAAACATGTTATATGCGACAGTTGTTTGATCGATCAAAGCCGGTACAAATGCTTTCGTTTTAGTGTATTTGTGGATTTACTTGTATAAGTTTTATTCTTTTTTCGCGTTCGTCAATCGATCACAAACGATCATCAAACGAGCAGAAACGCTCATAAACGATCATCCATGCTTTCCATTACTTGAACTTATAACAGCTAGTAGATTCTCTTTAAAGAATACCAATTTGCAATTTTCTTGTCGCTGATCGTTTGTAGATATGCATTTGTAAGTTGTCGCTGGCAATTCTGCTGTCGATCAAACCAAATATACAGAATGAATACTACAGACACTAAATACAACGGATGGACTAATTACGCTACATGGCGTGTAAACTTAGAGCTATTTGATGGCGACAACGATAGATGGGCTCATGGCTCATCTGATGGGATGCGTGAATTTGCAGAGCTATTGATTGAGGAAAGTACAGATGAGGGTATAGGCAGAGACTACGCAATGGCTTTCCTTGACGAGGTAAACTGGCAAGAAATAGCAGAGCATTATGAGGAAGAGGAACTTGCAACCGCTTAAGACCATGAAAATCATCAATAAACTTCCAACACCTGCCGATATGGTAGAAGCAAACACCGAAAAGCTTTTCCATTCAAAGTTAAGTAAGTTTTTACACCTATTGTTTCCACTTATCTGCTGTGTCGGCTGGGTAGCTATACTTGGGGCAATACTTTTCTCATAAACCTCACAAAATACCAATAAATAAAATGAATAAACCAGAAAACACTGACCCTAAACTGTGCATCAAACAAATAAAGCATTATGAATCCTTGCAACCTATGGAATACGATATCTACAAAGTTTCCATTGAATGCTTGGAACGCTCTTTTGATATGGCTTGTGATGAGTTAAAAGCGTACCCAAAAGGAAAGCTTGGATTGACCTTGGATTCTGCAAAGGATGAACGCTGGCATGAATTACGAAAGGTTAAAGAAATATATCAGGGGGGCATCAGAAAACTAAACCGAATGACTCCTAAATCTTACCTATTGAAAAGACGGGACGAAAGACGGGCACCGTGGAGCGTAGCCTCATGAAAAGACACTATCAAGTAATGGTTTTAGATGACAGCAACTTACCTGTCCGCATTGCAACGATCATAGAAAACAGCAAAGCGAAAGCCAAAGCAACGGGACAAAAGCTTGCACAGTCACTGAACCAAAGATTCCACACTGTTAACCTTATAAAAGAATGAATAACTACAAAATAAAATACTTAACTGTCTTAAATCACTGGAAAGGCAAACGCTACCAATCCGCTAATATTATCGCACCGGATCCGGCAACTGCTGAAGTCGAAGCTTGTAAGATAATAGAGGGTGAGGGTGGCGGTCTATCAAAACAAGTATATGATGTGCAAGTCTGGCTTGATGGAAAGGATGTGACCGCAGGATGTCAGTAACGATATATTTAACCGACCATAACGGCCGAAAGGTTGCTTTCTTCTATCGACTGGAGAGTGAACGCTTCCTTACCTGCCCGTCAATTCTATGGGCCTGTCGAGATCACCGTGAATACAGCGGTGTATGTCACAGCAAAGAGGAGGCCTTAGAAGCTTTCAAGTCTGTTATAAAGGACATAGCAAAGAAAGATAGAAGCGTACCTGTCTGCAAAGATTGTGGGTTGACTATTCACGGAAAAGACTTTGAATCGCATGATAAATGTCCAGACTGCTTAATAAATGACTAACAAATTAACCGACTTTTTAGATATGAACGACCTATGTGACGACTCTTTAGAAGCACTCATACAGCATTACCTGTCCTTGAAACACAAGATGCCCGATAATATAACTGTCCGTGAACGACTGCTTGAGCTTGAGAGGGAGCAGTTTAAAAGAGAGCGTGAAGCGTCCACAATAGAGGGCGTTATCCGCCAATCAACCGACAATCCACTATGACCTTAACCGAAGGAGAATATATACTTATGACAATGATGACACTATTTTGTATAGTACTTGTAGCAATAATCTTTACAGCTTGGATGTACCGTGATTAATACAGGATTATTTACCCGAACCAAATACAACAACAACGATATGAACGGAGTTAATTACGACTGCTGGTTAAACAGCAACAACCCATACGATGAAGCCGATGAACAAGAAAGAGAAAGACAGTACCATTTGGAGGAAATTGAAGGACTTACTGAAGAGGAGATCGAAGATTACCTGTTCGCCGAACGCATCGAGGACCCAAGAAAGTGAACCGTTTTACGTGGACGGACAATTCTGGGAAGCAGAGAACGACATACTAAGAGACGAGCATGATAGAGTACGCAGACTTCGAACCGACTGACTTACCGTTCAACTGGAGCGGTGTTGATCACGAGGCTATCCGTGAGGGGTTTGATTACTTCTTCGCACAGAACCAAGTGACCGGATTTAAGATGGACAAGAACGGGGAGTACGAACGCACGGAGGACGGCAGATTGGTAGCTTATCGTACATCTACTGCTCGTACATTACCTAGCTGTTGGTTCAATAACTATTCACAATGACAAAGCAAACAAGAGGACACGCTTGGCGGATGAGGGAGTGGGGACGCACAGCGTACCGTAACCGACAAGCTAAGTTACGAATGGAAGGGGAGTCGTCTAAGACGGAGGCATCTAAGCGTATGTTAAAAGTCATGGCTCCAAAGTTAGGCAAGAAAGTAGAGGACTTCATGTATACATTTGGAGGGAACACACAGCACACTACACCGTTGTTCCTTACCTTTGTATTGGATATGTGTCCTTACCAGATAGCTAGTATAGCTTTACAGACTTTGCTAGACCACCTCCACTTTAATTTACCTGTTGGTAGAATGGCGTACAAGATCGGCAAAGCATTTGAGAACCAAGCGAGGTGGGACAAAGCGATGGAAGAGATGCACCCGCACAAGAAAGACTTACTTGCTCTTGACGATCGATCGAAAGCGATGAAGCTCAAACAGTTCTACGATTACGAAGAGGAACGGTTCACGCTGTGGGACAGTAGGTGTAAGGCTGGACTGGGTGCTTGGTTATTGGAAACGATCCGTGAAGAGACAGGGATATGGGAGTTAGACTTTGCACTTGGACGACAGAAGGGACACAAGCCGGAGCGTATCGTCAAAGCGAGCGGTGGATATACGGACTGGGTCAAACGGTTTGATGCGTGGAAAGAAACGACTCGTGTGTTTAAGATGGCACTGCCTGACGAGCCTATTGACTGGTACACATTAGTGGGTGGAGGGTACAGCTTAAAGCATATGCCACCACAGGAGTTCTTCACGGGGAAACCGATGTCGTGGTTTAAAGATTACGAGAGTAGTTATACACACGCATTCGGTGCTGTTAATAAGTTACAGAAAGTAAGTTGGAAAATTAACAAAGAGATTTTAGAAATTACTCGAAAATGTTACGACAATAAAAGAGTAGTAGGAAACATACCGAACTTTAGTGAGATACCAGAGCAACCGAGGTACAATGGGGATGACGAGCATGAGTTACGGGCGTGGAAGCTGAAGCAAAAGGACATCAAAGCAGTTAACGAAGCGAACGCCAGTAAACGTTACCTGACCGTACGTGTACTACACCTCGCTAAGATATACAGTGAGTGGGATAAGTTTTACTTTCCGTACCGTTGTGATTACAGGGGTAGAGTGTACGCTTTACCGTACTACCTGCATCCGCAAGGGTCTGACTTAGCGAAGAGTTTGTTAGACTTCAGTAACGGACAGCAAGTGGTGGATGAAGAGGACTTGGAAGCTGTACTTATACACGGTGCTAATATGTGGGGAGTAAAAGGTACACGAGCGGAGCGACTGGAGTGGGTAGGTAAGCGACAGAAGTTTATACTTGAAGCAGCGAACGATCCGCACGGTACAGATTGGTGGACAGACGCAAGTGATCCGTTTTGTTTCCTTCGCTTTTGTTTAGAGTACAAGCAGTTTACAGAGGAGGGTTACGGATATGTTAGTTATCTTCCTGTCCGCCAAGATTGCAGCAACAACGGTATGCAAATACTTAGCTTGTTGTTACGGGACAAAGAGACTGGGCGTATGTGTAACTTGGTAGAAGAGGACCGAGCTAATGATATGTACACTGAGTTTGCTGACCGTGTGTACGAGGAGTTAAAACAAGATGAAAGTATAATAGCACAAGAGTGGTTGAAGTTCGGTATCAGTAGGAAGTTAGCTAAGCTTGCAGTTATGAACCGTCCGTATGGAGCTACACATTACAACCTCGTACAAGATGTCTTTAAAAGTATCGGAGTGAATCACAACTGGTCAAGTACAGGTGAGATGCTCACTGCTGTTATCTACCTGTGTAAAATCGTCAACCGATTAGCTAACGAAGCGTGTCGTCCAGTAAACAGAGTGATGAAGTTCTTACGTGAAAGTGTACGAGCACTGGGGTACGACAAAGCGATCACTTGGACTACACCCACAGGATTTAAAGTAGTACAAAGCTACCGTAAGTATAAGAAAGTAGAAGTAGAATCTGTCTTTCAAAATGTAAACATCACTATACAAACAGACAAAGTATTAGATGAGATCGATGCAAAGGGACAAACGAACGCAGTCACTGCTAACTTTATCCACAGCTTAGACGCTTGTATCGTACATCAGGTAGCTAATGAGGTTGACTTTGACCTCACCACTATTCATGACTGTTTTGTAACACACACATCCAATGCAAGAAAGATACACCAAATAGTAAGAGAGATGTACGCTAAGACTTTCACTGTTGATCTCCTAAGCGAGTTCCGTGCGGAGCAAATCAACAACAACCCAGATGCAGAACTGCCTGATGTGCCGGAACTTGGATGCTTAGATGTGTCCGCAGTAAAACGCCAGCAGTATCTGTTATCTTAATAACCAAATACCAAATGAAATGTGAGTAGAAAAAGTAAAACACTAACAGAAGAACAGAAAAAACAAGTGAGGTTAAATCCTCCATTCATGCTTAATAGTTTTGAAGTAGCTGCATTGACAAATAAAAACGTCAAGGTAGTTAGGGAATGGATGAATGAGCCTGACTTCCCATTATTGCGTGGTCCAGCTAAGAACTCTGAGATGCATGTGCTTAGAGATGAGCTAGTAAATTGGATGACGAAAAGAAATAAAAAAGCAGAAGTTACTGCATAACATCGATAGATAAAACAATGAGTATAAAAGCACGTAAGAAACACGACATAATAAAAGCAAAAGGTACAGCTAGATATGCCCACTTGAATGAACCGAACAAACGGTTTGATGAGTACGGTGTGTACAGTTGTGACCTTATAGTAGACGACGCAACTAAACAAGGAATCGTAGAGAAGTTAAAGCCTATCTATGAAGCTGAGTTGAAAGCTGTGATGGATGACAATCCCGGCAAGAAGATTGAGCAGAAGGGCTTACCTTTTAGCGAAGTAGATGGTGGTCACATGTTGAAAGCCAAGCTGAAAGCTGGAGGTAGAAGACGGGACGGCAGTGAGTATGAGTTATCTATCGCTCTGTTTGATTCCTCTGGTCAACCGTTGCCTGAAGACGTACAGATTTGGGGAGGTAGTAAAGTGAATGTAGCTTTCCGTCCTAAGTTCTGGCATGTACCGTCACAAGGATTCGGAGTTACCTTTGAGTTGTCTGCGGTGCAAGTGATCGAGCTGAACAACGGTGGTGTAAGTACTCTTGGAGCAGATGCCTTTGGTTTTACTGCTGAAGAAGGATACGTAGCTAACGGAGGTGAAGACTTGACCGGAGCATTTGATGCGGAAGAGACAGAAGAAACGCTCACAGCGAACTTC